TAGCTGAGACCGCTAAAATTCCTAAAAGTTTTTTCATGAGAAAGTAACCTCCGTAACACTTGGGATGAGTCGAATGTCATTTGTGTCTTCCGTTCCCGCAGGGGCCGAACGTGTTAGCTCTACTTTTAATAACTGTCCTGGAAGTACGGCCTGTCCGTTTACTTCCCCGACTCCGTCCGTCAAGTCGAACTCGACGGAGTTTAGCGCTTTAGCTGTTCCACTTAAGGTATTGTCTGCGTTTGTTGCGGTATGCTGATTCGTCGTCGAGTCGACGGCTTCCCCCGATGCAATCCGTGTCGATATAGTCTCCATTCTAACGTCGTCGGTTCCTGCCGAGTCGACTGCGAATTGACACTTCATTTTTATCTGCTTACCGGCGACGTATCCGGTCGGTACTTTCACCCATCCGGCTAGCTTCTGCGAAACACTTTGCTCGAAATCGTACACTCTTTCGTCTGCAAGAAATGACCTCGTCGGCGAAGACCCAGAAACCTCGTTCCAAATAAAACCACCGCCTCCGCCGCCTCCGCCGCCAAGACTTCCCCAATCAGATCCGTCGTAGCCCTCGAAGACGCTATCGGTTGTGTTATATCTAATCTGTCCTTGCGCTGGTGTTGGTCTTTGCGCTGTCGTTCCCACTGGAGTTTTTATAGCCCCTGTTGAGGTAAACGAAACGTCATCCGTAAAAGTCTTTCCCGACAAGCTTTGAATAGTGTCGGTATCTACCGCCGTTCTCCACGAAGAGTTGGCGTACCATTTTACTACGTTAGAAGTAGTGTTTAAGTACACTAGGCCGTCAGGGTTACTGGCGGGGTCCGAAGCTAGGTTCTCAAACTGTGCCTTAACAAGCTGGCTGTAAACGTACCCCATTTATTACTCCATCCCTATTAATCTGTATGTTCCTGCCGGTAAAGGATACCCCAAGGTTATCGTAACTTCGCTCGTCGAAGTAGCCTTTATCGGTACTTGCATCGTTTCAAAATCTACACCGTTATTTTTAAGCTGCCAAATCGCCTTCGTACAATCTACTGCCGTAATACCCGAAATTACCTTCGACGTTACGATGCCGTCCCATGAAGTATCTACCTCATGTCTCTTCGATCCGAGGCGAGACATCGCTGTTCCCGTATCGACGTAAGCCGTCGCGTCCGCTGTATTGTAGACAAGTCTACCTAAATTCTGTGCGCTTGCCGAAGGATTTGCACCAACATTCTCAAGTCTGAGCCCAATGTGCTCGCCTTTTGAGTAAATATCGTTCCAACCAGCACCGCCGCTGCCTAAGTCGGTCCCTGTCCAGCCTGCCGCATACACCGGAGCGGCGAAGGGTCGAACGTTGTCTTTTGCTATGATACTGCCCTTTGAGGCATGTGAAGTAGACTCAAGTGTTAGGTTCTGAAAGCCAACGGTCCCTCCCTGGATCGTCTGGCCCCCAGCCCGTCCCGCGAGCATCGCAAACTGAGTGTGCCCACCATCTCCTGCGACCAGCCCTGATAGATCCGCGTGAGCAATCTCGCTGTCTGGTACACTCGCCAAATAGGTCCCTGATACGCCATCGTAGAATAGCGCGTCGCCCGCTTGGGCCGCTTGGGTCCGGGCAGCATCTCGGAAAAAGATGTTGCGAAGGGCTAGCAACTCCGTAGCTAGAATAGCTGAAGTCCCGTCAGTAACGGAACCGTCAAGCCAAAGTGAGTTCCAGACGTTACCACTCTTGCCCAAATCTGAAACAGAGTCGGTCGTCGGGAAAATTCCTGATGTGCTTATTAATCCTGATCCATTTGGCGCGATGATGAGATCGCCGTTCGCGTCAAGCGTCGCAATAGTATTGCCATCGATCTGCACGTTATCCACGTCAAGGCGAGACCCCACGCCAGAGATAGCAACAATAGACTGGGAGAAAGTGGCGTTTCCTGACGTAACATCGAAGGAGGCGGAGACCACTCTCGTTGGACTATTGAAATCAATTGTTCCAGTCCCGTCTGCATAGACCCCGATACTCCCGTTGACGTTTAGTGCCCGAATCTCATTAGCTGAGATTCGGATGTTCCCGCCTGTAACTTGAGAGAAAGTTCCCGTTCCGGTAGAGGTCAGATTTTCGTCACCGAAACTTATCGTGCCAGAACTGTCGGTTATGCTGCCATTGGCAAGGGTTAGATTACCAACCGTTGTAGCCGTAGCGAAGCTAGAAGCAGCGCCCGTAGCAGTCACACTATTCGCCGTAACCGTTCCGGTAGTCGTCAGGTTTTCGTCAGCAAAGTCAACCTGGCCACTAGACGATGTAATATCGTCTCCAGATATAGTGATATTGCCCGCGGTCAAACCACCCGTAGTGCTAAGGTTTTCGTCGCCAAAATCAATGGCGCCGGAACTGTCGGTAATAGAACCACTTGTTGCTAAAAGAGTCCCTGACTCTATAGCGTCGGTCCAGATTTTTTGCCAGCGTTCTGAAGTCGTACCAAAGTCAAAAGCGCTATCGGTGATAGGCCGGACATTATCGCCGAATTGAACGAAGCCAGTTTGGGGTCCAGTACCGTCACCTGAGTTAGCGTATAGAGTGAGATGGGTGGAAGCACTCGCTCCCCCGTAGATCCTCTGCCCAGCAAGGCTACCCGCAATCGGTGTACCCGACGAGTCGAGATCGTCGTAGCCGTATTGCTTGACGTAGATGTCTTGAGTTTTGAGCATGAACTGTTGGAGGATTGAGTCAGTCCCCCAGTCAAGATCGTAAATTTTGTACCACTTCGCCGCGACATCGCCTTCTCTCTGTTCCCAGCGATACGACGCTGCTTTACCGTCGCCGTCGTCACTGACAACGCGCATATCGTTAATGGTATTTCCCGCTGCCGGAAGACTGGCAACGTCTGCAACGGCCGGTTGCGACTGCGGATATAAAACTGCGACGAGGTAATCGAGGGCTGACTCTAAGCCCGATACTCCTGGCATCGCTTCATTGCTGTAAGCGAAATCGTCGAGGCTATGTTTGTATGGATGCTGGCTAGAGTTCCAAATTTGGAACCGTTGATGCTGAAAAATCATTTCGGAACACTCCTAGAAAGTTTCCCATGCAGCTTGCCAAGTATCAGTAAACTCCTTCATGTAAACAATGCGAGACGATGCTCCATCGTAGCTGTAGCGTACGACGCTGCAAGGTGTTCCGTCGTCAGCGTCGGCTCGTACCGTGTAAACATACTCCGATCGGTTGTTACCGTCGTAAGTCACATACTGTTTAACTAGTTCATGGGCCTGCGTTTTTAAATGTCCGGTATCGTTTGTAGCCATCGGAGCTTCCTTTAAAAACTTTAGAGATAAAGCAAGGCCCCGCTACCCCGAAGGGTAGCAAGAGCCAAGATTTATTTAATTAGTAGTCGATGGTGTGGATAATGGCATTTTGCCCAATTAGCTCGTAGGACATTTCGCCGAAGAGACATAGATCCACGATGTACTTATAACCACCGTTTGCAGCACTAGAACGTACTTCAAAATACTCGCGGCCATCTGGAGCCATTCGTTTTTTGAATCCGCCGTTAGTGTTGAACGTCATTGTCTTCCAGTCAACGATTGGAATAATGTCGTCATCCATTTCTTGGATGCCTACCAACTTGAGAGACCCCTTGACGCTAGTTATTTCTAATTCCGTCCAGCCATAAAGAGAAGCTGAAGCGTTCTTAGTAACAATGTATGGGCCCTTCTGAGCTTCGACTAATTTCATGATGCTGCCCATATGCTTGAAACTCATCAAGTATGTGTCGGCAGTACCTTTAGCCTTAGTTCTTACGTCGGTGTAAGCATCAAACAACTTGTCTAGGATGTTAGACGAAGTGATTGAGTTACCATCCACATTTATCGCTTGGAGATGCGGATAGAGAAGCTTATTTACGCCGTGAATGGTCGAGGTGCCGCCGTTAGCAGCACTTAGAAGCGCACTTCGTAAAGAGTTGTATCCGCCGCCTGCCGCTGACAAACCATCATGGTAGCAACGTGCGTTCTGTGTAGTCGTGTAAGCAGCTACAGTAGTAGCAGCGCCGCCGCGAGTAGCAGAAACGATAAGCTGAGAAGCGTTGACATCAATCGAAATTACATAAAGAGCCGCAGACAATATAGAATCGTCGTCGTCTAAAAACAATTTCTGTCCGATGCAAAATCGGTCGATCTTATCTACAACTAATGCACCAGTTACGGCACCGAAGTCACCGTCTTCTGCAAGAGTTGCAAAGTGAGGTCCAGAACCAAGTTGAACCGAAATCGCTTCCTTATAATAAGCCATCATTCTTTCGACTTCGTCTGGAAGTACGCGAAGAAAAGTTGACTCAGGAATACGACCACTGTGGTCCATTAGATCCCTGTGATGGAATTGAAGCGACGCCCAACTCTCAACATAGTCAGGGATGTTACCGCGAACGTACAAGCTTTCTGCGATATCTGACTCGTCGGTAAGACCGCCAAATTTCACAGAGCTAGCTCCAGCGCCCTTGAACGGTACAACCAAATTCCCGCCTTTCCAGTCGTTTCGCATGTTGACGTGTGAAAGGATGTAGTCGCGCTTAATCAATTCTTCGAAAAGTAATTTATTCGGGAGATACTCGTTGAGCATGTCCTGGAAGCTACGAAAAGTCGCCATAATATCAATACCTTATGTTATAATCCGCCGGATGCTGCTAAGTCTCTTAGCTTATGCAAGTCAGCGATTGAGTTAGGTGATCTTTTTACTGCCGAGGAACCACTAGAAGGGATATTTGGAATCGTCGGTTGGTGTGTCGGTGCTGCGACAACCTTCGGTGCGTTCGCTCTTGCCTGAGTATGCTCACCATAGACCGGACGTAACAAATTAAGCACTTCTCCGATCGCCGCGTCGACACCAACGTCTTCGCCACGAGCAGCATGAAGTTGCCCTCTTTTGATTACCTCTTCTCTAAAAGCTCCCGGCTTTCCGACCTTGGAGTCGAACATTTCGATGAACCCTGTTACTTCCGGCTTGGATAGTCCCTGTTCTAACTCGAAAGTCCTTTGCTTAACGGCGAACTCTTGCTGGCTTTGCGAAAGTTCTTGTCGTTGCCTTTCGTAATCCGATGCGACATTGGCGGCCTGCCTCTGTTGCATAATAGCTTGGCTTTGCTCCGGTGTACGTTGGGCTACCTCTAAAGCATACTGCAAAACTTTGTCTGTGGGAATATTTAAAGCAGTAAAAAATGAATCAAAATCATTTCTAGCTACATAACCTCCCAAAGACTCTAAAGCACTGCTCGTATTTTGAAACTTTTCCTTAAGCTGACTAAACTCTGTCTTAATGTTCTGACGTTCTTCTTTTATGTGGTCTATACCGTGAGCCTTCTCGTAAAGCTCGCGTACCTTCTTCTCCGTCGCCTCGTTCTTAATCGCATCCTTAAAGGATTCGTCGAAATCGAACTCCTTGTCCAAAACCTTGTACTTTAGATTTGGCTTGTAAGCTTCAATCGCCGCATCCAAAGCTTCGGCATCAACTTCGGGTTCGGCCGAACTATCGGCTCCGCCCGCAAGCTTTTCAAAAATGCCTGGCTCTGTTCCTGATTCAGTACCACCCGTATCCGCCGTGGCTTCTGCCGCTTCGGTTGACCCGCCATCGGTTCCTCCTGTGGCAATTTCAGTAGCCGGTGACTCATTTCCTTGAGTCGTCTCCATAATAAACCTCCTAGGCAGGCATTACCTGTCCTGTTAATTCAGGCGGCAAACTTTGTGGCCCATTTAGCTGCCCGCCGCCCTGTCCAATCATCTGCGCTATCTGGGCCAGTTGAGCTTGATTCATCGTCTCCATCTTCTCCTGAGTCTTGCCTTGATGCTGTAGCATGTTGACAAGCCAATCGACCGCCTCGTAAGGCAGACGCACACGCTTCGGTGCTTTCGATGGGTCTTCTGAAGGGACGTACATATCGGCAGCTACCATCGCTCCACCCGTGGGGATGAGTTCTGATTGAGCGGCCTTCAATGCTTGCTGTTCTTGTGCTTGTTTTTGGAGATGAACCTGCTCGTACTGCGCGTAAAGCTGCTGTACCTGCGGTGGGAGTAGACCAAAATCGCGTTTTTTCATCCTCGTAGCCACCGATTTGAGATTAAACTCAGAATTGTCGGATTTGCTAATAGGAGGCATTTCGCCTCTTTCTAGCGCTAAAAAGTCGTTTTTCGCGTTGTCTTCGTTGATTGTTAGGCGCTCAAAGCCGTCTTCCCAGTTACCAAAGGGTAGATTTTTGATTAATCGACCAATATCGTCCGAAGAAAGCTGTTTTCCGACGTATTGAAGGATCTGAGTCACGGTCATCTGCCTTCCGAGGCGAGATTCGAGCGTTTCGTCGGCTTGTTCGATCATTATTGAGTAGTATTGAGGCTTAGAAGTACGAAACTCGGCAACATTTACCAATTCGTCGCGTCCAATCGCTTCCTGAAGGTCTTCGTCGCTCAAATAATGCTTGGCTAGCTCCAATGCACCGCTCGTAAGGTCAACTAAGAAGTCTCCGTACTTGTCAGTGTAGAAAGAAAAGCGCGACTGTTCCTTCATAGACCTATAAAGGAGAGTAAACGGATCGAGATTCGACACTTTATCCGCTCCTAGCTCGTCGATCATCAAAGCCGAGCCCATTTCGGCTACCTGCCGGTCTATATATTCGTAGTATTGACCCCCCGTGCGGCCTGGAAGGACTGTCGGTGGAGTTCCCTGGTAAGTTAAGCCGCGCACACCCGGCAACAATGAGCCTTGCGAAACTTTTGTACCAGCTTGGTAAAGTATCTTATCGTCAGAAAGAGTCACTTGATGCTGCGCACACGCCGAGCTGCTGCGATTAATTTCTGCCTGCCACGGACGAGCAACCTTAATAAAGCCTGTAGCTCTTGCCTTCGTTGGGTGCTCATCAAAGCCAGCCCAAAAAATTGGAAATACTCCAAAAGGTAGCTCCCCTTCCGCTAAAATACCCGCTTCGGTCGCCATATAGAAGTAGCCGTTGGGGTAGAGCCGTCCCGGCCGGAAGTAAAACTCTCTTATAGAGACCTGGTCCTTCTGTTTCGTGTAAGTCATGCGGTTCTGATCGAAAATAACGTACTCGTCTTTCGCTTCGACCAAAAAAGATAGCTTGTCGGGTTGGTTTTTAAAAACTTCCTTCAACTTTTTCATGCACTCAAGTTTTTCGTAGCCAATCCACTCGGCATCTATCATTTGCTTTGCTTTTGGGTCTCTGATAATCTGATGCCCATACAACCTTTCAAATTTAATTTCTCCAGTGAACACCGGCTTCGTTTCGTCGGGCACGGGCTGGCCCATTTCGTCGATAACGGGAAAACCCATTTCGTCAGTCTGACCTTCGTAGCCTTTTAACGACCCGCCATCCGGGTCGAAGAATAACTTCACCGCACACTCGCCAATCCGGCAAAAGTCGTCGACAAGCGTTCGATTCAAGTTTTTAAACTTGTACTTGAGCTTCATGAACTTCCAAACTTTGTCGTTAAGCTCGGCAGACTTCTGATCTTGCAGTTCCGTCGGGTTTTGCGGGGACACCGCCGTTCCGGGGCTTCGAGACAAGATGCTATTTACATATAGACGCAAATATTTGTGCATCCAGTTTTTTGTAATGCGTAGCCGCTGCCGCTCGTCGAGATCTTTAGATGTTCGCACACGGTTCCAGTAACTAGAGTTACCCTTCGCAAAATGCTCTCCCGCAGAAAGCAAAATGTTCGACCGCATCTCCGCGTAAGTCTCTTTGTCTACACTCTTCGCGTCTTCAAATAATTCGTTTAGCTCGCCGACGTTTAAATTAGGCATGGCTCATCCTTTGCTGTTCGGTTAAGGAGTCAATCATTTCCTGCTCATAGCCTAATGGGTCGTCGATGATTAGCTGGTTGAGACGAGCCTGTTCCATTAAACCCTCGTCGAGCACTGTGTCGTTGCCCTCCGCTCTAACTGGTAGGCTAGGCCCGTAGTCCGGCACGACAAAAGGAACGGATGCACCAAAGTCTATCTCAATACCGCTCACCTTTATCCGAGAAACCCCATTTGTATGGCATGTCTCTATGATACGGCATAAATCCTTAGCCGAAAAGTCGCTATGCTCCATATTGATCGTTCCAGTAGGCAAATTCCCGCTCCATTTCTTCCCAGCCTTGCGGCAAAGG